TTAATACAGTTGCTTCTTTCTGACAAGATTTCTTGTCATTGGTGTCGTAAGAGACACCTCTATAGGTGACTTTTGCCATTGGCTTTCTCCAAAGTAGTAGGGATTTTTGCCCCGTTCCTTCAGTCGGCTTTTGCGTCTTTACAATTCAATCCTAAACTCATAGCAAAATCATCATAGAGATCAATGACCTCTTGCCTATGCTCTTCAGTAATGTCTGGGTAATCGTTTGCACGAACCACCAAATCATTAATGTCAGCACAGGTAATACCAGTAGCAATTAGAATTGGAATCATAGAGATGAACGAATTCCGTTCCGAGTCGGCTTACTTGCGTCTCCCTTGGGAGATGAACGTAAAGGTATGTTAGCATACCCACACTATATAGGCAAGTAATTGTGTATTTTGTTACACAATTTTATGTTTTCTTAATTTTTTGGATCGGATTACCGAATTTATCAAGCAATCTGATCTGATTTAAATTAGATTTTTGCCTCTTCTTTATCTTTTTATACTCTTTTATGAGTTTATCAACCTCTGCATTGGATATATTAACCTTCAACTCTTCATCTTTGTTATCTACAAAACCTAAACCACTCTTCTCCGACTCCTCCTTGGTATCAATGTAATCATTAATTCCCTCTTGAATCTCATCTCTAATGAGTGCATTTATTTGTGCTCGGAGTTCCTCGTCTTTCATCTCATTCTACCTTTCTTTTTCTTTTCCTTTGTTTTGTATCCCCACATTGATGGATTGATGTTTCCACGGCCAAAATCTATTCCTTGAATAGATCCCTTCCCAAACTTATCATAATACAAATCAAAGATGTTTACCTTAGATCCTCTACACAAATCAAAGTGAACCTTATCCTTTATTTTGTATGTAACGATCATAGCATCATTAGGATAACATGTTTTGTTTAGTTGTTCTTGATTAGCATTCTCTAGAAGTAACTCACATCCATAGTCTGCAATAGCATCCTTTTCTTTTTTATCCCAAGTAGGTACAGTCACTGGTTTCTTGGTCTCAGTTGTCATACCCTATCACTCCATCTGATATCTGGGAATGCTTCGGCAACCATATCTTTGGTGATTTTATATTGTTCAGTAAGATTCTTATCCTTCACAAGACATATGATCTTTGCCTCTTCTGGATGAAGACCTTCAAGCATCTGGATAAACATAGTTTCTCTACGAAGAGCAGACAAACTATCATTTCCACCCTTAATAAAATGGAAAAGATTCTTCCACTCTCTACGAAGTGATGTATGATCTGTTCCTACAGGAACTTCATTCTCTTTGTAAGGAACTTGGCCTTCTGGAACAGCAGACACTACACTGTCATCAAAGTTCCATATCAAGATTGCAGTAAGAGAATCATCACGATACTCTTGTAATGCCTTTATCTTTTGTGCTTTTGTTTTCTGTTCCTCTACATGATTTAAGATTTCATGAATGAAAGGATTTGGTGGAAGTTTAACTCTCTTAACTATCTTCTTTGTTTTGATAGCTGCTGATCCTGCGGGAGTTCTAGTCTTCCTCGTCGTCTTCGGTGTTGTCATGTTGTTCAAATCGTACTGCTAAAATTTCATCT